CAAGATCGGTAGTATTAGATTTAACTACTAAGTACCCTACCAGGGTTGTAAAGTCCTTAGTTGCACCTTCTGCAAAGGTGTCAGTATTTAGACCGTCTAGTGCAAGTACGAGAGTATCGTAAACGTTTTGACCATAGTATACGTAGAGTGTGTTTGTTGGTGGGTAACTGTACACCCTCTGTATTGTCCACTTGTTATTTGAAACAGATGAAGTTACTCCTGTATTAATATTATTATAGAAACCAGGATTTATAGTAGTATAGAGACTTCCGTTGTTTGTATCAAATACAGTTGTAGATTGAGATACATAACATCTAACAAGACTTGCTGTTACTGCAGCATTTGAATCAAAAAGAGAAGGGAAGTCTATATCGTAGTCGTAGAATCCACCGTGAATAAATGAAGTACCAGATCCGACTGAAAGACTCAAGCTTCCTGCTTGACCGGTTAATATGTATCCGTTAATTTTTAACGGACCAAAAGCATCAACAAACTGATTCAACTGTTCAGGTTGTCCGTAGCCCGTGTTTCTTAAACCGCCGAAAGCCTGTATGCTTGAATAATTAAAGTGCCCAACACCTCCTAAAGGTAAAACAGTAGAGTACTGCTGTGGAGTAAATGGAATACTTTGCTGCTGTAGATTACCATCAGCATCGATGTAAATCCAAGTTACTTGCGAGGAAGTAATGTTTGTAATACTAGCTGTAATTGGTCCCCAAGTAACATAGTCAGATATTGGGTTAATTTCTGATCCTTCACTAGAGTTATAATCGACGATAAGACCGGATCCTGAAGAAACATAAACAAAGCTGCCACTGTAAGTCACAAGCCCTCCGTACAGTATACCTGTTGTTAAACTACCGCCCTCAAGCCATTTGAATTTAGTTACATTACCGTCTTGTCTAAAGTATAAATCATATCCCAATGTAGTATTAGAAGCACTATTAAATAAATAAGTGTTTCTAACATCGAGACCTAGAGGATCTGGATCAAAAGTTGGAGATAAGTCGATTGACCCCGTAGCTTTAAATATACTTCCTGTAATCTGAAAGAATGTAGATGCTGTAGCTGCATTAGTCGTACCATCTGAGAATATTACTCTATAAAGACCTGCGTTGTCAATTGTATTAAACCCTGTACCGCTTGTACCCGACGTACCACTTGTGCCCGATGTACCAGTAGTTCCGCTAGTGCCCGATGTACCGCTTGTACCAGTAGTGCCTGACGTTCCACTAGTACCATCTGTTCCAGATGTACCTGAAGTACCGCTAGTTCCAGTTGTACCGCTAGTCCCTGATGTTCCGCTCGTACCGTCTGTTCCACTTGTTCCGGATGTACCACTAGTACCTGACGTTCCAGTAGTTCCACTTGTTCCCGACGTTCCGTCTGTGCCACTAGTACCAGATGTACCAGATGTACCGTCTGTTCCACTAGTACCTGAAGTGCCTGAAGTTCCATCAGTTCCTGAGGTTCCGCTAGTTCCAGTAGTACCGGAAGTACCACTAGTCCCGCTCGTACCGCTAGTACCAGAGGTTGCGGCAGTATAAGATGTACCGTTTATGATTAATGAACCTGTAATATCTACAGATCCTGTAAATTGCTGTACATCGGTTAGTTGATTACCGAATATGTTTGAGCCTGAACTATACACAACGCTCGAAGTAACTGTCTGTACAACGAGAGTTTGTGCAGTTATAGTATTATTTACAAGTAAGTTAGATGCAGTTATATTGTTTCTTACAACAAAATCATCTGCTGAAGAAGCTGTTAAGGCGTTAATAGCCCAACTTGCTGTACCGTAAAGTGAACCTGTGATTCCACCTGTTACACCTAATGATCCAGTAACTTGAACTCCATTATCATCTACTCTTAATTTTCTAGTCCAAGTAGCTCCGTTAAAAGAAACAATGTTAAACCCGCTTTCACCTCCGTTACGTGTATCGTATACAAATTCAGCTGAACCTCTTTGAGTTACGTTTGAATACTGGTTACCGAACAACTGATAGTATGGACCGTAAATTGCACTACCGTCAAACATACCAAATAGCATGTTGTTGGTAGCATCATTGTTGTAAATTAACGGGAAGGATCCGCTTAAAAATAAATTCTTACCTAATGCTAATGTATTGCTAGTAAATACTAATGCAGCAGATGCGGTAGCAGCATTTGTAGTACCGTCTGATAGAATTACTCTACCTTGACCTGGGTCGTTGATTGTACTAAATCCTGTACCCGATGATCCGGAAGTACCTGAAGTGCCTGATGTACCGCTTGTGCCACTAGTTCCGCTAGTGCCTGAAGTTCCATCAGTACCACTAGTACCGGAAGTTCCGGTCGTACCAGAGGTTCCACTCGTACCTGTAGTGCCTGATGTGCCGCTAGTGCCAGACGTACCGCTTGTTCCATCGGTGCCACTAGTACCGGACGTTCCGCTAGTTCCCGAGGTGCCACTCGTACCTGAAGTACCACTTGTTCCATCAGTTCCACTAGTTCCGCTTGTGCCGCTAGTTCCTGAAGTTCCACTTGTACCGCTTGTACCACTAGTTCCGTCTGTACCAGAAGTTCCACTAGTTCCGCTAGTTCCGGATGTTCCGCTAGTACCTGACGTTCCTGTTGTACCGCTAGTACCGCTTGTTCCACTAGTACCGGAAGTACCGCTAGTTCCATCAGTTCCTGATGTACCACTAGTTCCTGTCGTACCGCTCGTACCAGATGTTGCGGCAGTATAAGATGTACCGTTGATGATTAATGAGCCGGTTATATCAACCGATCCAGTAAACTGCTGAACGTCTGTTAATTTGTTACCGAATATGTTTGAACCGCTACTGTATACAACACTAGATGTTACCGTTTGTACTACTAAAGTCTCAGCAGTAATTGTATTTGTTACAAGAAGGTTAGATGCAGTAGCACTTTGACGTATAACGAAATTATCTGCAGAGCTAGCTGTAGCTGCATGAGAGGCAGAAGGAATTAAATTACTTGTAATTACATTACCAATGTTGTTGATTGCAAGGAATGCAGTTGAAGTACCGGGGAACGAAGTAACACTGGTGTAGTAATCCATTGTTAGCTGTCCACTATGCATACTAAAGCTAGCTACTTCGGCATCGCTTGCTGCATTTGTACCTCTAAGTATTCTAAATCTGTTTGCATAGTTGTCAAGCATGGAAGCAGAAGTAAAGCTCCCCCCTCTTGCTTGCAATGATAATTGACCTCCTTCGGTTGCACCGCCTGGCTGTGCCGGACCTAGAGTTAATATGTTTTCACTAGGACCTGGTGCTGTAACACCTACCGATAAACTGCCAGTTATAACTACATTTTGATTTAAAGTAGTTACGTAAGAGGCGGTACGGGCGTTCGATGCGGTAACTGCACGACTAGCAGTACCCCATAAGCTGGCGGTTACACCTTGACTTACTGTTAGAGAACCAGTAATATTGTGAAAATCGTTTGGACTAATTTGAACTTTTCTGTATAGTTCGGTATCATCACCGCCGGCAAATATTTCTACAAATTGATCTGGTGTAGCGTTACCAATATGAAGATGATTACCGGTAGAGTATAGATAGGCGCCGTTCGGTCCACCGAGAGGGCCGGTATAGTTCTCACTATTAATACCCATATCAATATAGAAGCTACTTTCATTACCGTTATTGGCTGTAGCTACTAGATCCGATGATGCATTAATACCTTGATTTGTATTCTGTATATTAAGCTGAAGGTAGTTATTGAGATTACCTTTACCGCTGATTACGTTATAGGAAGTAGGACTTGGCTGTGATACAAGGAGTGCTTCAGGAGCAATAATATCTACGTTATTTACGTTTATCGCTACATTTTGATCAGTTACTTGAAAAAGTGAACTCGTAGCAAGCGTAGTAGTTGTATTGAAAAATGCTAAGTGATTGGGTACGCCCTGTACCCCGCTTACAGGACCGCTAAACGATCCTGAAAATGATCCGCTAAATACTCCGATACCGGCGGCAGCGAAAGAAGAAGTTTGAGAATAAGAAGCACTTACAGCATAAGAACTGCTTAAGGTGTAGGAAGAGCTTACTACATAAGAGCTACTTACAGCGTAAGAACTGCTTTCTGCATAAGATGAACTGAAAGCATAAGAACTACTTAATGCATAAGAGGAGCTAACGGCACTAGAAGCAGTACCAAATAGACTACCTGTAATAGTATCTGTTACTACCAAAGATCCAGTTATAGTAGTGTTTACGTTAACCAGAAAGCCTTCGACTGGTGAGATTGAGGCAGTAGCTGATCCGCTGGAAATTAGCGATAAATTAAGGCCTACTACGCTAGAGGCGGAAATATTAAATAATCCTCCGCCATCTCCTGCAAATGATCCGGTAAAAAGAGATGCTTCTTGTGTTCCTATAAAAATATTTGATCCTGTTGTAGCAAAAGTGAGACTGTCCTTACCGTCTAGGAATTTGGCATTAAGAGCATAAGAAGCGGTAGCAGAAGGATTAAAGTTAAGGGCAAAGTCTGCAATCTCAGAGTGAGAAGAAGATATAGCGTATGAGGCAGAAATAGCAAAAGAAGAGGACGGGGGTAAGAATGTACCGACTACTAGACCTCCTGAAATAATCAGATTACTTCCATCAGGGATAAAAGGAAGGGCAAGACTTGAGCTAAAGCTGACTGATCCGGAAGCTTCGAGGCTACCTGAAAGTATAATTAAATTAGGTGCTACACCGTTTAAAGCATCGATAATCCTAAGCACATGCTCGGCCTTGATTACCTTACCGGGTTCTATTCCTTCTGTTGAAATAGTTCCGCTAACTGCAGTAGGTAAATAAATTACAATCTGTTGGCCTGCAATATTTGAACCAGATACATAAGAAACGCTTGTTGCAGGAATATTAAATCCTGTTAGTTGATTTATTTGATCAATAATTTCGTTTACAGAACCACTACTCAAAGGGGTAGAGGAACTGATTAAATAGCTCCCGGTAGTAGACGGTAGGTTATACCCTGTCAAACTATTAATCTGTGATATAATATCATTTAAATTACTCACTGTACTTGCTCGGTAGTAAATACGATTTTACAAATATTGTATGTCTTGGCCGATAACTGTGCAAGATATGCATTTAACGAATCTGGAATTAAATAACCGTTTACGGTTAAATCAAATTCAGTTCTTACTAGTCTATCTTCGCCCTGGTCGTAGACTTGGGCATCAGTGAATGTCTCTGTCATCGTGCGAAACTGAAAAGAATCAGGGTCTCCCCAGTAAGAGTTAGAGGCAAAGTTAACTGCTTCAATTAACTTATCCATTTGTTCTACAAAGTTTGTCCACATGATACAACTATAGTTTACTGTAACGTAGTCGGGTGTTACAATAATCTTATACTCCTTCTCAGGCTTCTGATTCTGCAGTACATTAAAATTATCGTAGATATTCTTTTTAGAGAATAATTTTTCAAAGAGTTGTACGTTTTTGGCTGCATTACCGTCCAGCTTATTTCCAAGAGTGCGGTTCTGAACCACTGATGATCTCTTAAAAACAAGGAGGGGAGACATGATTTTTGCTGCTCCATCACGGTAATAGCCATCACGCTGTATTGATTTCCACTTTTCAGGTGAACCGTAAATTATAGGAACTAGTACTGTCCCATTGTTTTGATAAACGGTAAGCTTAAGTGCATTTGTAAAGTAGTACATTATAGCTTCGTCAATATCTTTGATTCCTATTGAGAATTTTTTGTCTCCTGTAGGGTCAAAGGCAGTCTCGTAAGCTCTGTTAAACTCCGGTTGACCAGGTTTGAACGGATCAGAATAAACAATATTAGGGTTACCGTACTGCCTATCGGCTGGTACAATGAGTTTATTCATAAACTCCCTTCTATTCTGTGGACGTACTATCTGTGTCATGTTAGAGTCTCTGTTGTGTTATACCCAATCTTTCTGGTGAAGTCATATGGGTGTTAAGAATGATTGAGAAACTAGCACCAAAGTTGTTCAAGCCTTGAGAATAGGCGTATTGAGGATTTTTTCCAAGGAATAGCTGATTCTCATTTGTATTGTCGACTTCGTAGTACAATTCGTTGTACATGATGATATCTCCGGTCTCGGGCACTACGTTGGCATACTCCAGGTCTTGCTTTAAGAACCTAAAATCTACCTCTCGTCTACTGTCGGGACCAAAATTATTGTCAGTTACAGTTGAAAAGTCGCCTCTTACGATCAAACAGTTAATAAGGACTGGTCCAATATACTCTTTTACGAGTGCCTCGCCATACATGTTGGGCTGGGTATCGGGTAAAATCACCTTATAATAGCCGATCTGCTGAGTTACTACGTTATTCACAAACTCGGCAGCTACTCCAAGTTGCATCACTGCATCTCTAACTGTTCCAAATAGCGCCATAGTTATCCAATGTATACCATCAACGGTATATTATTTAATGTATCACTGAGGGACTGGTTTTCTGATTGTTTTCTCTCAAGTTGCTTCTGTCTTGACATGTCTTCGAGATCTAACCTTAATTTCTCACGTAAAGCGGTTTGCATCTCCTTACCGCGTGTAATTAAGTCGTTATAATTAAGTGTAGCTTCTGCCCCAGGAATGAGTACGGTCTGGTATTTTCCACGTACTAGACCTAGTAGCTCGGAAGTTAATGCAGCTGTATATTCCTTAATCCACTGCTTGCCTGGTTGATTGATGTCAGCATAAGTGATCAGTCCGTAAGGGGCAAGAGATGGATTAGCTACCAGTCCTTGATTGGCACCATAAGGGCTATTCTCAGTCAATGACATTAAGTCAGACTGGAATGCATATTGAATCGATATACATGATCTATACCCTCCGTAATTACCCCCAAGAGGTACTGGGGTTATTCTTAAATTAGTTCCGATAAGCTCAAACGACCATTCAGGTAGACGTACGTCGTTTGACATTTCTAGCTCCTGAATCCTTTGGATATCCCAAAATACAGGATAGTAGGTTACACTGTTGTTACCGCCGTATCCCATACCGCCATATCCGCCCCAATCACCTGGCCATGCACCTGAACCTCCAAGTTGCGGGTAGTAGGCACCATAGCCATATCCGTAAATTGCAGGAGGTGCTTGATACATTACCCTTTGAATAACGATTCTATCTCCTGGATCCATGCTCTGTGAGGCAACAGCCCAATCATATACGTTATAGTTCTGCTGACCAGGAATCAAGTCAAGAGAGCCGCTCTTCCAACTAATGAATCCACCTACGCCTGCTACCTGTCCATAGGTTTCAGCTATATTGACCATATTGGTCAAGTTGGGAGAAACAACAGTGTTATTAAGTAGGGAGCTAGTAGGTTGACCTTCGAGTGTGAGATAGTTATCTTTGATCTTTAGCTGATATAGCTCTTCGGCATATATAGAGACTGCTTCTTCAAAGCATGCATAAATGTTGAGATCATCTAATTCTACGTCGAGAACGGGGTATCCTAACTTTCTGGCACAGTAATTTGCGACTTTAGGGCCATCAGCTTGGAACTGTACGTCGTTATCGTAAAACCCAAACGGGGTACTTCCTGATATTGGTCCTGGGGATCCATCGTAAATTATTGGATTAGCCATTGATTTTCTAGTTGTTTATATACGATTGGACTTAGTCCGTGCTAAATATAAATAGTAGGTTTGCTCAAATAAAAAACCCTCATAAAGAGGGTTCTCTACTATGTTTTATTGTTAGGATCTTACTAAGAAGGTAGTGGATATTGGTAAGAGCCGGAGTATAGTATAGCTATTCCGCTTGATTGAGATACTTGGGTAATTGCACCAAAAACTCCGTTGCCGGCAGTGAAAGATGAACTTACTAGGCTCCCAGATAGATTACTAAAAGAAACAATAGCGGTCGTAGCGGTTACTGGATAGTACCAAAAAGCGTCGGCGTTGACGTTTACTGATCCGCTCAATATTGAACCTCCTGATAGTCCGTAAGGACCTCTACTTAAATCTACTATAGTTGGCATTGTAATTTTTATATAAATAGCAAATTTGGCAATAAAAAAACCGGCCTTACGGGGCCGGTCTTTATTTTTAAGCTATCTAAATGGATTAGCTAGCTTGAGCTACCTGAAGGTCACTTACGTATACCTTACCGTAGTACTCAGGACGGATCATCTTCTTAGCGTAACGAGTCATGATACCTTTACGTGGAGTGAAGGTATTTGGATCGTACACTAGAGGAGTCATGATCAAGGGTACATAAGGAGCGTAAACGGCACCACACTCTAGGAATTGGTTACCACGGAAGCCCATGAGGATTGTGTTCTCAGTCATGTAAGGGTTTTTATAAACCTTGTAACGACTGTTAAGAGCACCAATCTTCTGTACACCGAAAGCATACTTCATAGTATCAGCAGCTCCGTCGGTGTCAGCAGCGAATCCAGGAATTGATTCAAGGATTGTAGCAACAGTTGGAGAACAAACTAGGAAGTTAGCACCACCACGAAGGGTCAACTGATGGATCTTATTAGATACAGCCTGAAGCTTGATACCCAAAGTTTGGAACCAGCTCATTTGGTTGTAGTAAGCACCAGCAGTATTGCTTGTATAGGCAGTACCAGCAGCATTGATTTGGTTGCCGATTTGAGCAGACCAGTTAGCAACTGTCTGTGCATTCTCGATCAACATATCAAGGATTTCGAGGTCGATCTCAAGAGAGATGTACTCAGAAAGCATACCAGTCAACTCGGCCTCAGCATCAAGTGAATGATAAGCATTCAAGTCTTGAGCGAATTCTGGAGTCCACTGTGCTTTCAACTTACGAGTCTTAGCAGAGATGGTCTCAGACTTCATCTGAACGTTGATCTCAGGGATAACGATTGTGCTATCAGAAGCAGCGTTCGGATTAGAGAATGGAGTAGGTGTATCTTGAGGAGCATCCTCGAAGTCACCACGAGTCTGGAAGTTAGTTGCCTTGTTATAGAATACAGTTAGTGAACCTGTAGTATCGTTAACTGTAGCAAGGTTAGAACCGCTAACAAAGAATACTAGATTACCACCGCTAATTACAGTGAAATCGTTGATCTGAGTAGAAGGATTAACACCAGAAGCAAGAGTACCAGAAATTTCAAAAGCACGAACACCGTTAGTGTCAAGTACTGAACTTACAGAAGCAGTAGTAACAGTAAGCTTAATCATCTTGTTGTCAACGATTGACTGAGAGTAAGCTGAGTTAAAGTTAACATCTGCAAAAGTAGCAGCAGAAGCAGTAACGTTTACTGCAGAAGAAGAGAACTGGTTGATTGAATATCCAAAGCGACCTTGACCGTAAAGACCACCTTCAGCTAGGTTACCGAAACCACTATTAGTAGTTTGGTTAAGGGTACCATATACTGATTGACCTTTAACGAAAGGCTTAGGGATATTGTTACCATACTGAAAATCTAGATAGAATACTAGACCAGCAGGTAGGTTCATTGGCTGAACGCTAACGAACTCTTTAGAAGCGATTTGACCGAAGATCTTACGAACAAGAGGAAGAGCTACACCAGCCCACTGCTCACCATTACCAGGAGTAAAAGTAGCACCGTTGGTTACACCACCACCAGTTGTTGAAGACTCAAGTACGAGTTGCTTGGCTTGGTTCTCAAGAATAACGGCCATATTGGTACGGTCGTAATCTTTCAAACCCTCGAGTAGACCAGACTTGGCCCACTTCTTAGCAAGCTTTTGGCTAACACCTAGCTGATCGCTATAAGGGTTAGCACTTTCTAGAAGGGATTGTACTAAGTTTGACATTTTAAAAAAATGTTTGGTTAAAAAAAAATTATTATTTAATTCCAGCAAGCGTCTGCCATCTTGATACGAAGGCGTCGGCTTCAACAATCGGACGAGCTGGAGCATGACCGATTGGTTTTGATGCAAAACCTACAGATTCTTTAAGTGAAGACTTTTTGGTCTCGGCACTAACAGACTCAAGTAGAGTTTTGTAAGTGTTCTCAACTTCTTTAACAGAAGTAGCTCTGTCGAAAGCGTTGATAACTTTGGTTTTTTGTGACTCAGATAGATTCTTGGCCTTGAAGATTTTGTTTACGTAGAGAAGTTTGGCGCTAAACAAATTGATTTCGTTCAATTCAGTCTTGAGGGCTTTGATAGTCTTAACGGCTTCGTTAAGTTCTTTCTTCATCTCTTCAACTTTGTAAACATCTCCGGCATGCGGATCAATTTTACCACCAGGAATTTCACCGGCAGCAGCACTTTCTTCTACTTTACCTTCTTCTTCTTTCTCAAGTTCGGCAAGGATTTCGTCAAGAGAGATTTCTTCTTCTCCTGCTTCCATTTCCTCACCTCCACCTAAATCAGTTGCAAGTTCAGTATCAGCATCTAGTGGGGCTTCAGGAGCCATTCCACCGCCGCCTTGGAGTTGCATAAATACATCACGGATGATGTCTTTTAAATCTCCTACGGTAATGTCAACTACCTCTTGCTCATCGGTTCCTTCACCAGCTTCGATGTCCTTGGTGAGGTCTTCGCCGGCTTCTTCAGCCTCGTCGTCTTCCTCTTCCTTTTCTTCATCTTCTTCAGCTTCGTGAAGTTTGTGATCGCCATGGCTAACCTTGGCTTTCTCATCGTAACCAGTTTCGCCTTTAGCTTTCTTTCCTACGTATCCGTCTTCAGGAACATGACCTTCTTCGAGATCATCACCTTCTTCAACTTTTTCTTCAGAAAGAGCGTCTAGCTCGGCTAGAATTTCATCTAGCGTAGACTCTTCCATATCGGCGCCTTCGTCATGCATTTCGGCTTCTTCAACCTTTTTGTCATGCATCTTGGCCTCTTCCATGTCAGCAGTCTCGTCCATGGTTTCGTCCTCTTCTTTTGTGAGTTCTTTTTCCATGGTCTCCTTGATAAAAGGCTCGAAATGCTCGGCGAGAGTAGTTCTGGCGGCAGCCATTGCAGTCTCACGAACAGCCTTTGCGTCAAGGATTGCTTGCTTAAACAATTCTTGATTTTCCATCTTGAATTTTGTTTCGGGGATTGCTAATTAGAGAGTAGCAATATAGGGGTGTATAGAATACAAAATGCCATATTAGGATGGCATACGTTCATAAATATCCCTGCCTGTACGGAAAACCTTGATTCTTAGTAAAAGTTTTTTATTTGATGCAGCAAACACCGCTTTGGGTACAGATAATATCAGAAATTAATCTGTTTACGTTTGTTAGCTTATCGTTAATTAGACCTGGATTATAAGATTCATTTAATCCTCCTACAGGTCTTACGTATGCACCATATGTAGATGGAGTAGAAACAAAGTCCCAACAAATCAATTCTAAGTCGTCTTCTACTTGAACGAGACCTTCACCGATTGGTGAAACCGATCCCATTGCACGAGATGAAACCCCTACTGTAATATTGTTCATGAATAATTCACGTAGAATATTTCCAGATGGAGTATCTAGAACTTCAAATTCACCCATTAGATTTTTACCTTCCCACCAAAGACGTGTAATGTTATGGCAAACGTTCTTAAGGTTAATGACAGATGATTCGGGGTGATCGAGTTCACCTAATGCTCTTCTCTCTCTAACCGGACCTTCCATGTAAAGTTCAACCTGTTTGGCTAGAGTATCGTAGTCGTAAATGCGTTTATTGGCGTTAGGTTTATCGGCTGCCTGTACAAGACCGGCTACAATAAGAGGAGCTTTTGGGTTTACTCTAGCCTCATGCAACTGTTTAGCTAAAGGTTTGAAAGGTAGATACTCTATCAGGACTTGTTTATTCATGTTATACTTGTTGCTTTTTACCAGTTCTTGTATCTACTACTGTTAGCTGATCTCCAGTGCTTCTTTCAAGATCTCTTGCTTGAGTCATTCCTTGAGCAGTATTTTTACCGGTACTAAGTGTGGTTCCGCTTTGAGTAGTTACTGCATATCCTTCACCTTTCAATGCTTTTATAAGTCTTTCTTTGATCTTATCAAGCATTGATTTCTTCTCTTCTTCAGTTTTTTCAGGCTTTATCTCTTCTACTTCGTTATTCCACTGTACCATTGTACGGGGCTTCATTTCAGAGGACGGAAGCTCGGTAGTAGTTTTAACAGGCGGCTGTTTTGTCAGTACGTTCTTCTGTACATCCTCAGTAGTTCCATTCTCCCACTCTACTGTAGCTGTATGACCATCGAATTCAATTACTTTACCTGGGGTAGCGTCACCTTTTTTTTTATAAACCTCCATCCCCTTATGGATATCTTCGTGATGGGGATTTTGAGTAGTCATTTCTCTCATGATATTTTCTTTGAGAGCCATCACTTTCTCTTTGCCGGGGGTGGCGAAAGCTTTTAAACTGCCCTTAGGTGCCTGTGACATTACAGGTACTTTAGCAGTCTTAGACTTTCTTTTTTCTTTTTTCTCGAGAGTATCTTGGGTGTTTCCTTTAGCATCTTTCTTAACAACCTTCATCTCGTTTGGCTTATCGTTAAGGTTGTTTTTCTTAACATCTTTCATCTCGAGATCCTTATCCATTTCCTTTACAGCCTTAAAGTTTGCAAGCTGCAAATCTTTGTAAGCATCGGGATCTTTGAGGATGGTATCAACGACTTTCTTTCTAGCTTTAACGTAGTTCTCATCAGTTATTTCTGGCATTTTAGCAAGCTCATACTGAATGCCATGGTAAACTTGATAGTAGTTGAGATGATCAATACCTCTGTAAGTATCGTTTTCTGCATTCGGATTATGTCCGTAAACGCCTCCGGGCTTCTTAGCCTCGGAAAGAATACGCTTTCCTTTTAGAATGTTTACAGAATCCTCATAGGAGGTGGTAGGGGAGACATGCTGTGGAAACTGCATACGCAAATTACGCATGAAGTTGCTCTTGGACATCTTACCCTCTAGCAGGTCTTGATATTGAGCTTGAATATTTTTCATAATAATAAATAGCTTTAAGGCTTTCTTCCTTGCCCGCGATATTTCTTAGGTCGCGGACTGTGTTTATTGTAACTTTTCTGTGCAGAACCTGTTTTCCGTGTACCGAAGGTGACTTTTCTGGAATCACCGCCTTTTCCTTTTGCCATATACTCTATTTTAAATCTCTAGTTTTGGTATATACTTCAACTACTTTAGAATTGATTTTCTCAAAGATCTTTTTAGTGTTATGCTTATATTCGAGAGTATTTTCACCCTCAGATAACTCAGTTCTCATTTGCTTAGCAAATTCTACGAGCTTGGATACTTCTTCGAGTTTCTTATGAATCATTTTAACTGCTTCGTGCATCTGCTCGTTCTTAGGTCTGATAGCAGTTTGCTTCTTAAATTGAGAGTAGGCACGGGATTCGTTGATGTATTCTCTTAAAGCTTCACCCCATCCTGCAGTACAAGTGTCTAAATCTGCCGGTTTTGTAATCAATCCCTGGTCGTAACATCCTTTCATGTAATCAACGTAATCTTTACCGTAACCGTAATGCTTGGCTATCTTCATTACATGTTGTTGGATCTGATTCCAGTCCTGATTCTCTCCTTCTTTCCAGAGCATCTTAACATCGATACTCTTCATTTTCTTTCCGGCCTCTTCCGCACTTGGTGCTTTAGTAAATCCAACGCTACTATATGCACTTAAATTCTTTGCACCCTGTGAAGTAGTTTTACCGGGGCTTCCGGCAAGACGGGGCGCATCTTCTTTTACGGCTGGATTCTCTCTTTCAATTGTATTTTTTGTTACGTTACCGGTAAAGTGAGGTCCCTTAACTCTGTATCCCCAATCCAAAAGTCCGATTATTTCACAATCTTGATTATTATATTTAACCTTATCGCCTACTTTGAACTTATGTTCTCCGTCCGATTCGTGCATTTTTTTCTTCCGTGTGCCGGCAGCATACTGCTCGCCCGCTCCAGGAGTAAATGTTGCGCCGGCTGTTGTTCCGCCGCCTGTTGTACTTCCTCCACCGCCTGCAGGAGCTGCTGCTGCACCGCCGTCTTCATCAAGCTTAATATCTTTAACGATTTGCTGGGCTAAGTTTAAAGCTTCGAATTCATCCAGTCCAAATTGCATTAGCCTCTTAACAACGCTATCTATGTCAACAGGTAGATCGTTGTCAGGTGAATTCTCTAAGTCTTCCCGTAAAAACTGCGTGGCGAACTGATTGTTCATTATTTAACGGCTTTGAGCTCACTAATCAATTGATAGTACTGCATTAAGCCAATTAACACCTCGTCCTTGATAGAATCGTTTGGACCAAGGGGCTTAATAAAGTTCAAAACCTCATTTAATTTTATTTGAAGAACCTTATCTCCGACGTTAGACTTTAGGTCTACGAGCTCGCCTTTAACCTCGAGTAGTTTTGTGTTGAGATAGGTTCTTAATCTTTTGGTATCAGAAACGTTATTAATATACTCCTTTAACAAATCTTTTTGCTGTGGTGATAGACTTGCATACTTTTCGTTAAATTTCTCAACTAAAATCTTGTAGGCAAGGATTCTAATCTCCTTATCTTCTTTCATGAACTCTTCAACTACCTTGGAGGCAACCTTTCTCTCTGTTAGAGATTCTTTAGTAATATGTTCAAGAAGAGAAAGCTTATTAGTAACGATTTGCTTAGTGTCTGAGAATTTCTTACTAAGTTGATTCTCAATGAGGGTAAAAACAGAAGCGTAAATTCTATAATTTTCGATCTTGGCCTTAAAAAAGTCATCAAGATCGTAATGCTTCTTAACTTCCCGGATTAGATTATACTTTTCTTTGTCAAGTTTTACTCTGTCAAGCTTTTTGGCTTGTTCAACAACGGTATTAATAAGGATTTCGGCCTTAGATTCAGTTAGTTTAGGTGAGGCAGCTACAGTATTATAAAGATTATATTCCTTACCTAACTCCGTGTTTGTGAAGTACTTCTTAAAAATCTTAACGGCTCTAGGGTCTTTATTTGACATTAAGTCGGCTGTGGCCTGACGGACTAAAAGCTCAAATAATATACCGGTGTTCTTGTATTTGCTATGTTTGATCATCGATAGTAAGCTTACTAATAAATATCAACGTATTAGATTAAATCTGAATCAGGTCTAATACGAGATTCATCAAGCAATTCGCTGGTTTTATCGTTTTCGTAAATGTTTATTCTCTTATTTTTCTTGTACGTCTCTAATGCAGCTTTGTTTGTTAAGTAAGCAGCTACAGTAGTGTTCCTCCCTTCTTTTAGGGATAATGGATTTCCACCTGTAAATTTAGCTTTCAGTCCATCTTCACCAGTATTAGGTTTAGATTTGAGATCATAAACACCCATTCTATCTCTTCCAAGAGGATCATCAGAAGTATTGATAAGTGATACTTTATTTGCCGGACGGCCTGGAAGCTTAGTCGGTTCACCGGGATTGGTTTCATCGTAGCCCTGCGGTACGTTCTGACCTGATAGAGGTGCTGTACCGTATCCACCATACATCGATGCAATTTGGTGCGGTGTACCGTAGGCCTGTCCGCTTTCGGCTGGATCATTACCTTCTTCTTCAATCTGTTTGATACGGAACATTCTTTTCTTATCCTCAACTACTAGATCGCGATACTCATCGAACTCTTCTTCAGAGAAGTGGAACAATTTATCATAAATCCAGTCAGTTGGTAGGAAGCTAGTCTCCATCATCTGGGCAGCTAGATCCATTTTCTCCTTCATAAGAGCAATTCTTTCTTGCTCGTAAATAATAGAAGGAGTAGTTAACATCAAATCGAAATTAGTTAACGACTCATCGTCATACCCGTGTGCATAAAGGTGAACGAGGGCGACCTTAGTCAATTCTGAAAGAACGATACGCTGAATCCTTTCAATGGTACGTGCAAAGCGAATGTCTTCAGCAGCCAATGTTGCTTTACCTGTCAAATCCTTTTCATATCCAAGGAATGCTTTGGGGATCTTAAGGGCTGCAAATAGTTTATTAAGTAGGTAGTTGATATCTTCAATACCGTTATACTCAAGCGGAGGTGCATTATCAATACGTGTAGACTGATCATTACCCCGTACAGGTATGAAGAAGTCTTCAAGCATGTTCTGTACGTTATAATTGAGGTTATACTGACCTGTCTTCTGATCCACAAGAGGAGTTTTCTTCATCTTGTTAATCATACGCTGCATGTAGTTCTCAACCTCATTTGGAGGAATGGCTCCTACGTTTACGTAGAAAATACGGCGCTGTGGGGCACGAGTAAGACGATGAATCATCATCGCATCCTCCATTAAGATGTATTGCTTATACAATCTACGTCCTGGCTCTAAATAAGAACGTCCATAAGGTAGGTAGTTAATATCACCAATTAGTCTTAGGTGAGCCATCTCGTAATTATAGAACGTAATACCTAGGTCTGTGTTTTGATACGAGGTAGAATAACCTGCAGTAGCACCAAGTGCTGCAGTTGGGTCATATTTGAAAATTACCTCTGATGGATTAGAAGGATTTGTACCTTCAAGACGTACAATGTTGTAGGCAGAGAATGGGATTACGTTGTATACGCCGTACTTTTCTGCTACTTCGAGCTTAAGAAAAAAATCACCATACTTACACATATTTCTAATCCAGAACCACAAGTTAAACTCAATGTTGAGTACGTCGTAGAAAAGGCTGTAAAGTATCTTTTGAATGTTTTCATCTGATGAACGGATTTGAATTACGTCTCCTTGTGAATTTTTTAGGGTACACTCGTCGGCAATAATGTCGAGAGCAGAAGCGATAATGGGATCAGTATCCATAGCCTCGTAGTCGGCATAAATTTGCACCCTTGCACTCTGATAGTTCTGTGAAAGGTTTAAGTTTACACCATATGAGGTGGAAGTAGTGTAGATTCGATTGAAACGGTCAACGAGGGCGTTAGTTTGCAGTACGCCGTCGACCTGAATCTGATTTACATCGACGGTCTTAAGGGTTCCGCCATCGTTTCTGATGATAACATCAGTGGAAAACAGGCGTTTAAGTGTCGAAAATAGGTTCCTTTGTGGTTGCTGATCTGCCATATCTAATAAATATCTTTATCCCAATAGCCAGGTTATGTCATCGGCCTGTCCATTTACGTTCATGGACCAGGGGTTTTGCTGATTTGTGGCTGAATTGGGGGTGTAAACTTCAAAATTTTGTTGGGTTCGGCTGTAATTGTTGAGACTCGCATAGGCAAGATCCATGGCCGTTTGACGGAAACGGATGGCTGTATCACGAAGAAATAGTCCAATACTGAAAGACATTACGAGGTCGTCGTTGTAACTTTGAAGAGCTTGTGCTTTACCGTTCTTCCAGATAAACACTCTATACTCATCCAAAAGCCTTTGGGACCGTAATACTACACTTTTTTCTTCCAAAAACGATCTAGACTTCTCAAGTACTAAAGGACGGGTTCTTTGATTCATACTGAATCCGGGCACCATTCCATCGCCTCTATCAAACTTTTCTACATAGAGTTCAATCTGTGTACCTACAATTTCAGATTTAGGTGAGTAGTAGAGTTGAGGATAACCCATTTCCTGGATTGTAGTAACTACATCCCATCCAATGTTTGCATTCTCAACAACGAGCATTGCGTTATTCCACTCAATTGCTACAGATACTAGCTTGCGTGCAAAGTCTTTTGTCGGTATCTGATCTTTGAATTCGGCTACCTGAGTCAAGGTATCGACCTCTACTACGTGGAAGGTAGAGAAGTCATTTCCATCTCCTCTTGCTACGTCGGCAAGTACCATATAAGTACACATTGCATTGGGATAGTCCCAGAGCCAATATGACTGTCCAATATCTCTTTTTTCAAGAGGCTCTCTAACAGTATTTAATTGATACCAATTTAGTGTTTCAGGTTCAAGGAAAGTATTACCTGATGTCGAAAAGTCGCAATCGCATTCTTGGGCTGCATTGCGGAGTCCTAGCTGTATTGTTTGTTCCTCACGCCAGGCTTGATCTCTTTCTGGGTGGACGGTCCACGGTAGACTGATGGGGGTAAACTTATTTTCACCGGTTTGTGCACGGGTAAACTCTTTATGAAACCAGTTACCAACACCGTTTGGTGTAGATAATGCAATACATCGACCACCAGTTGCAAGTGTCTGTTGTGCGGCAGTAAAAATGTCTTCAATTCTATCAATAAAGGCTGCCTCATCGATTACGAGTAACGATACCGCTTCAGAACGTGCACTATCTGTAGCTGCCGATACTGCTTTAATTTGTGATCCGTTTTTAAGACGTAAACTAAGACGGTTATGTTCTAGTACCGGCATTTGCATCCAGGTAGGTAGGTTATCGTAAGCAAACCTCACCTTGGTTACCATATTTTTTGCCGTGGCTTGAGTAGTTGCAAGAACAAGAATATTTTTATCCTGTTCAAATAACATTAGCCATAGCGAAAATGCAGAAGTTAGCGTGGAGATACCAAGCTGTCTTGACTTATTAATGATAGTGTAATCGTGTCTTTGTAAAAGACGAAGAACTTTTTCCTGAAACGGATAGAGATTAAAAGTCATTCGGCCCTTGGTAGGGTGTTGGATCGTGTAGTACTTCTTCATGAAGTATACAGGATCTTGTTTACACCTTATAAGTTCTTGCCTGATAGCATCACTTATAGCTGCTCGTTGACTCATTCATATTATTTTATAACCTATTAGGCTAGTTCTTCTTCGTCATCTAGGCCGACAGTCATTTCGTTTTCGATATCGGCTCTTAGCTTTTTGATCTGGGCTGGAATATTACCGATGGCAGCTTTATACTGATCGAGTCCCATTTGCCCGCTCTTTAACTGCATTAGTAGCATATCTTTTTGATCTTCTAGAGCTTTAAGTTGGGCTTGCTTCTTATGAATACCGCTCAGTGAGGGTTCATCTTTCTTAATATCTTGGGTAGCAGGCTCTTGTTCAAAATCGCCCATATCTCCAGAATCATCTTTATAGTAAGAGTCCTCTTCGTCGTCTCCAAACATTTCTTCGTCGTTCATGGCAAGTTGCTCACTATCGGTCTTAGTCATAGCGTCTTCTTGGAGACGGGCTCTCTTAGTTAACTTGTTCTCTACTAAGAACTTTTGTATATTGAATACCATAGTATCGTTTACTAATAAATAGTTTAATACTGGGAATCAAACATTATATCTGCAGTAGCTACAACCTTTCGTTGGGAGAGCCTCTCTTTCCATTCTGCTTTTGAATATCGGATTCCATAGAGGTAGTATTCGGGAGCTTTGCTATCTTGATCGGCATAGATCAATGCAGGTCCTTCTACAGAATGCATCTTGTTGGGCTGTCCGTCAGTCTGTAAAAAAGTAATAGTTTTTCCACAAACAGTATTCATCGTTTT